GAATAGATTTCAGGTGATCTAAATTAATCGGTTTACGTCTCTTCATTTGCTTATTACTCATACCAAACGGGACGGGAGACTTCTTACGAGGCATAGGTTATCAGGTATAGCGACTAAGGTTACCACCAGGGTGTTTAGATTGGATTTTCTGCATCACCTCTTTGAATCCATCAGATTGTTTGGGTTGACCGTAGGTGGTGCCTGCGACACCTTGACTCCAGTCTTTGTCCCAATCAGGATTTTCATCCTTCCAATCACAGTATTCTTTCATGGTCATGGAGAGAGTCTTAGTCTCTCCAGTTTTTTTATTTATTACAGGGTAAGTAGGCATTAATCGATCCTCAAACATGGTTGAAGGTCATCCCATTCATCAGGACAACCACATTCTTTTTTGTCATCACACCAATCAAGTGCTTTAGCAACAGTAGGAAACTGACATGCGAAGTGACGCTTACACAACAGAGCAATGTCCATGTGCTCTTGCTGTGTGCCATTAGCACACCTCAATTCAATATAATGGATCCATGAACGCACAGATCCCGTCATGAAAATTCTTGTTGGTGCGGCGAGGGGAAGCACAAAACGAGCACACTCCTTTGCAATTCCTTCTCGAAGCAATTCATTATAGAGATCCATTCCCTCAATAAAGTATTGATGGATACGACCTTGGAGAAATGCTTTCTGATCATCAGGCACACCGTCGATACTATTCTGACGATTCTTGGTGTCTTGTAGACGCAGGTCAGGCACCTCAATAGTATCTGACAGCAGTTTAGTATCTGCATAGCGTTGTGAGAACTCTTGATATGTGAAAGAACGGTGCCTCAATATTTGAGCCGCCAGTCCCCTAGTAGTGTTGATCTCAAGAGTCATGTGTGCTTGCTCAAACACAGACCAGTGCCCATGCTTGATGCAATACTTAAGTAGTCCAGCAACCTCAGGGTTGCTCTGATTCTTTGGGTTGCTTACGCGAGCAACGTATCCCATATGCTTCTCAGCATCAGGCGTCACAGATACCAAGCAAACCTTAGAGGAATGCTCGATAGGATCAGAATAAAATTTAGTCATTCTTAGGGAAGATCAATCGTGAAATAATTATGATGCCCATACTCTGCCAGTAATTCAAGGCAGCGAGTGCAAACAGTGAAGGAATGAATGCATTCCAAACAAACATAAGCACAAGGGGTGAAATGAATAGGGTGCCCAGCGCTGCTGAGACCTTTGCCCCCAATTCAATATTCTTTTGTCTCTCCATTTCTTCTTCAGTCATTTCATCATCTGGCATGAGAGTTTCACCAACGGTCCTTGGATCTACTTTAGTATAGATCTCTTGCTTCATTATTTTCCTTTTTCTTTTTTGGTGCCTGGTGGATTCCACATCTTTGGATTCACCCTGCCCTCTGTCTGTGTCCATTTTTTGAATCCGTGTTTATAATTATCCCAATAGTAGTCAAAGAGATCTACAGTCTTGGGTGCACTAGCAATATCATAACAGACTTTATCTCCGTCATGATACTCAACTAGGTATGCAGTATAGGGCAAGGTTTTATCCTGTGCCATCGTAGGATCACAATTTTGATGTAAAATTTTGATCTTCAACTGCGATTGCCCCACTCAATGGACGGAAATGCTTCCTCCACACAAGCACGAGTGATCTTATATTTTTTATGCAGTGTCTTATTCACTGCTTTGATCAACGCCTCTGCTTCAGACTCATGAAGTCCTTCAAGCATTTGGATAAACATATTCTCTACCTTCATGTTGGGCAGTGTATCATCACCACCTTTGAAGAAGCGATAGAGTTTCTTACCCTCTTGCTCTAGCAGAGTGTGCTCTGTCCCTTTAGGTGCTTCGTTAGGACGATAAGGGACATCCTCACCGAGAGGGACACGAGGTACAATAGTCTCGTCAAAATTAATAATAAACAGAGAGCGAAGAGTCTGTGTGTTATTATCCTGCAGGATCTTCACCTTCTGCGCCTTTGTCTTGGCGTTATGTGCTTTTTGTAGCACTTCAGAAATCATAAGTCTCACTAGAATGGTCTCCTAAAATACATCATTCATCTTCATCTTCTAGTATATCATCCTCGTCTGTAAATCGCAAGTACAATAACTCTGATGGGTCAACAATACCGTCTTCTGTTTCCATTTCTGGATGCATTACGACAGCAGCATATTCTGCTCTTGCTTTCCAATCATCCCATACTTTACGCAGATTCCATGATACGATCAACCCTAAGATGAAGGATCCGATAGTAAGGAAGAATGCAATATAAAGAAAAGATGCGTCTGCCATGGCATACCTCCTATGCTACCTGATATTTTTATTTAGCGACTTTCTTGCGACGACCTGGCCGCCTTTCGTGATGGTATTTCCAAGCGTCTTCAAGAATGCCGTAGAGATACTTTCGTATCTTTCTTGCTTGAGGTTTACCAAGGTGACCATACGCTTCCTTTAGTTGCTTGTCACCACCCTTGATAAAATCATCAAGCTCTTGCACTGTATTGCTTAACTCTGCTGCAACAGATGATTCAATGAAATCATTTGTTGCACGTCGTGTCCACTTACTAGCGCTCAAATAATTATACATGTTGAAAAGAAAACGACTGTTGACCATTGCCTCATCAATGGCACGATCAACAATCGCGTAAAGCTCTTCTTTATCAATAGACTGCTTTGTCATTACAGATGTTTTTTCTCCATGAGATACTTAACGGTTTCGGTGCACCCACCAGTAACACGACCATTGATTAGGACTTGTGGGAAGGTTGCTCCCTGTCCAAACTGGTTGTAAAACTGTGGTTTAGTGAAGTTTCTACCGAGGACAAACTCAGAGTATGTCCAACCTTTACCATTGTATAGTTCTTTTATCTTTGTGCAATACGGACATCCTGGTCTCGTATAAATTGCAGTTGGTCCTGGATTCGATGCCATAATATTTCAGGGAATAAAAAAGGGGAGGACTTGCCTCCCCTATATCTATATTAACTTATCAGAAGCTATAAGTCACACCTGCCTTAGTGCCATAACCGTTGTCAGCATCATCGATGCCACCAGCGAATGACAACTCACCATAAACGGAGAGTTTCTCAGTAGCAGCAACGCTGCCGTAGACCTTACCAGAGAGGACAGTATCAGACTCACCACCGTCAGTAACGACGAAGCTAGGACCTGCTTGCACACCCCAAGACACAGCTTCACCAGCAGTGCCAGCGTAGCCAACGTGAGCGTCTGTAGTTGTACCAGTGTAGTTAGATCCCGTGAACGAAGAGTTTGCCTCGATGTTGACGTAGGGACCTGCAAGGGCAGCAGATGGGGCTACCACAGCAGCAGTAGCGGCAAGAGTAGCGATTGCAGTTTTGATCATTTGTATTTGTTTCCTTTGTTTACTTGCGGAGTTTGACCCGCAGATGATAGGAGTCTCGACATGACTCCGTTTGTAACAATCCGTAACGTAAGTCACGAATGGTTATTTATACTAGCATGAATTCCATTTCTGTCAACCGTGTGACAGTTGAGGAGGTTTCCCCAGTCAATCATGAAGTGGATTGACTGTGCGCCAGTGAGTTGGACCTCCTTTGGGTTGAGGAAGCTCTCGCTTCTTCGTCTCCAGAAGTCGCTCTTTAAGATCATAATGCAAGATGTGGTTTTCTGTCAAGACATAGTATCCAATTACTGTCTCGCCATCATCTCGCCAACCATAACTGATGATACGTTCATGAATGTCATGGTCATCCAAGATCTTATCCGTGTGGAGGTAGTGGTTGTATTTCTGGTGTAGATTGATCATGAGCGTCTTGGTCTTCTGTGGAATTCTTATTTAGTATATCACGGATTCGTGACATATCCTCTTCCTTCATATTTTCTACAGATTCTCCCTCGGTCTCACGGGGATCTTCGATAGTCTCATCTTGATCAACAAGGGTAGGTGGCACCCATGCTTCACCTTTAGGTTTGTAGTCCATGTTTTTAACCTCTTGCAGGTTAGATCTCCACAGACGACGCATCTTCTTCAGCATCTTACGCTTGCCATTGGGATCATCTTTATATTGCTCAATGACTTTGCGAAGCATCTTCAATTCACGAGCAGACTTCTCCAAGGATCTTTCTGCCCAGTTTTCGTGGCGCTTCTTGCC